AAGTAATTCCTATGCCTACAAAAGGACAAGCCGCAGCAAGCGGTGCTGCTGGCGCAGGCACTATTCCTGCAGATATACAAAAACAACTTGATGCACTAACACCAACAGAGAAAAAAGTATTGGCAGGAGCTCTATAATGAAATTACAAGAAGTAACAGGCTACAATTCACGTACAGCACAAATCCTAACTGAAGGTTATCAAGACCTAACAGAAAGCCAAGTACTATACTTAGGTAAATTTGAAAAAGAACTTTGGCCATTAGTTGAACAATATACTAAACTTGCAGAAGCAGAACTTACAGCAGATCAGATTAAAGATATCTTTAATGGTGCTGAAGAAGTTGCAATGGCAAGTGGCGATAATAAAACTATCGCAGGTAAAGTTGGTGCAGGTGTTGCAGCGGCTGCAAAACTTCCAGTAGACATTGCTAAAAAAGTTGATGCAAAAATTAATGAACTAGGACGTATGGCGCAAAATGCAGGTCCTATTAAAAATGCAGATCAAAAATTTGAAGATTTAAAAAAGCAAATTACAGCAAACAACAGTGACAGTAAAATTGTACAAGGCATTCAAAAGATTAGTGACTGGGCAAAAGAAAATCCAGGCAAAGCAAGTTTAGCAGTAGGTATTTTAACTACTATGGCAGCGTTTGCAGGTGGTCCTGCAGGTGGTGCAGCAGCAGGTTTAATTCTACGTGCTTCTAAAGACTTACTACAAGGTGAGAAACTTTCAACAGCAGTTGGTAAATCAATCAAGACTGGTGTTTATGGTGCTCTTGCTGGTATGGCATTTAAAGAACTTACAGACAACATAGTTGACAACATTGCAAGTGCGCAAAACGCAGAACTAGATGCGATGGAAGCAGCAATGAAAGCAGAAAACTTCCAAAATGCAAAAGCAGATCTATTTGCTGATCTAGGTATGGACGTTGATGCACTTGACGGTGCAAGTAGAATGAGAATGAGTGGTAACTTAAATCAGTTTGTCTATTCATATGATACTGTTATTCCACCTGATATGATGTCACAGTATAATGCTCTTGAAGCGGCTATGGACAGTGCAAAAGACTTTAGTCCAGAACATTATGCAGCAGCAGCTAAGTTTCACGACTTTATGGGTCAGCTAGTAAACAATCCTGAAGCAAAGGAATTAACAGCAGCCTGGGACGCACTAAAAGAAATTCCTAAAGACAGTCTTTCAATAGGTAATTTAGAAACACTAATTGCACAAAGTGAATCCGGCGACGAAGTTTTAAAAGCTATTATGGATGCAGGTGGCGCCGCAGGCGCAGCAGCACAAGGTGCGTTACAAACTGTTGACGATAATGCTAAAAAGGCACAAAGCTCAAAACCAGTTGATCCAAAAGTTAAAGATCAACTAGAGTTAGATCTCAAAGGCGGCGGAATGAACGAGCCTAAGGAAGAAAGCCTTTCAATGGAAGAACGCTTTGAATTGTATCTACTAGAAGCAGATCCTGCACAAGGTGAACTTCCTTTAGATAATCCTAATTCACTAGGTGCAAAACTAAAGCGTGGTGCTAAAGGACTTGCAGGCAAAGCAGCAGGTGCAGTCAAAGGTGCTGCTAGTTCAGCAGCAGGCGCAGTAAAACAAACTGCTAAGAACATTGGTAATAAAGTTACTGCTGACAAACTAATGAAAACTTGGAAGTCAATGGGCGAACCAACTGACTCAGGTAGCATTGCTAATATTCTACAAGATGCAGGATTAAGTAATGATCAAATACAACAGATTGGTCAAACAAGAAAAGTAGAATTGCAACCAAATGCTAGTGCAGAAACTCCAACAGCAGATGCATCAGGTACGGATACAGCACAAAAAGGTGCGCAAACGGACGAGCCAACTGTTGATACTGACGGCGACGGCAAGCCCGATGCACCAGCAGCTAAGAAAGGTCCCGCAGTTAAAGACGGTCCAATTGAAAAAGGAACTGTACAAAACAAAGGCGGAAAAGATTATCGTTGGGAAGGTGCTCTTTGGGTTGATGTAGAAACTAATAAAGCATTAGGAGTACAAGCATCGTTTGATATGGGATTACCTAATCCTAAGTTTTCTGCTATTATCGATGCAGCTAAGAAAGATCCCGAACTAGCAAAACTTATTAAAGCACAACTTACTGCTAAAGGAGTCAAACCTGCAACAGCAGATGCACAAAAAGCAGCACAAGCAGGTGTAAAAGGAACTGAAAAACTTAAAACTGCCTAGAAATAAGGCATTTGGGTTTTCTTAGTAATCTCAAAGTTTTCTTCAACTAATTTAGCAATTACTTCACGTTCTTCTGGACCTAAGTAATATGCTTCATCATAAGAAAGTCCCCCTCTCATAAGCCAACATAGTTTAGATAACTCGAACTTAATTTGCTTAGATTGTTCTTCGAGGACCTTTGCTTCTTGCAGGATCTCTGGGATGGTCCACTTCAGGATCCTTATCCGAAAAAATTTGAATTATCAAATGTAATCGGCACTTCATAAGTTGCCGGTACACCTTTTTCGATTTCTTCCGGAGATGCTTCAGCAGTTAACGGTTTAATTTGAAATTTTTCTTTTTCACCTTCTAGATGTTTTTGAATCTGATTAAAAAACTGTTTATCTGCATTTTTAATAAAATCAAAAATATGTTTTTGATCTGAAACTATAATAGGTTCGCCGTCATTATCATCTTGATTTAACTGTATAGATACAATTCCTTTACACATCATGTCAACAGTTAATTCTGTTAACTTAGCAAAAGAATTTGTAAATGCTTGTAGTTTTTCTTCTTCAGCCATTTTTTCGTCATTTACAAGACTAAAAATTCTTTGTTCTTCAAAAGTTCTTAATGCACCTTGTGTAAATTCTCTATAAGTTAAAGGACGTAACTTAACGGTCATTTCGGGCAACATAACTGTATTACTGTATCCAATGTGAGCAAAACTATCTAAAAGTTCGCGGAGATTAACCTGCATATCTTTTTCTTCTCCTGTCACTGGAGTTTTAATAGATAACGTCATCATTTCGCCATATGTTGCTAAACGAATTGCAATTAGACATACATCTAGGTCTACACTAGGCATTGCCCAGGCATCTTTAATTGCAGGAATACAACTTTGTATAACATCTACAGTTGCTTGACCATTAAGCAACGCATCTGGTGTTTTAAAAATTAGTTCATCTTTTGCAGTCATAGAATAAACTGCAATTTCGCCATTTTCAGGATATTCTATAGAACCATTTCTATAAAAATTTCCCTGGCTTGGAAGTTGAATATACAACTTTGGTTGGCGAAAATACTTACTAAGTGGATTCGCCTGTTGGTTATTTTGTGACATGTTTTTCTCCGTATAAATACAATATATCAGTATGTATCTACTTTATTTATATACGCACTTAACTAGGATCTGTAATTAATGGCTGAAGAAGTTAAAATTGTTGATGTTGCCGGTGGCCCTGCCGCAGAAGCTACTTTACAAGAAATATTAAAACTAATGCGCCAGCGTGGCGGCGGTGGTTCTGGCGGTTCTGGTGATAAAGCAGCAACAAAAGCACAAGAACTTTATACTACAGCCGTTAATCGCGGCACAACTGCAAGAAAAGAAAACACAACAGCAGTTAAAGAAAGCACAAGTGCGTTTAAATCTGTAGCATCTTTAGCAGGCGGAGCGTTAGGCGGAGCATTTAGTGTTCTAACTACAGTGCTTGGCGGCGCTATTGGTGTATTTACAAACCTAGGTAATGCAGTAGCAAATGCTACTAGTGTTGGAGAATTTCTAGAAGCAGTACCTGTATTTGGTAGTTTATTAAGCAAAGCAAGTGGTTACTTTGATAGAAGTTTAGATACTTTTAGACAGTTATCCGAAGTTGGTGCAGGTTTTGGAAATGATATGGTTGCTATGCGCAGAGCAAGTGCAGAAGCCGGATTATCACTAGAGCAATTTGCATCAGTTATTGCTAACAACTCGTCAACAATGGGTTACTTAGGTGGCACTACATCAGACGGTGCAGCACGATTTGGTAAACTTTCAAAAGCGTTAAGAAGTGCAGATGCCGGATTACTAGCACTAGGTTATACACAAGAAAGTGTTAACGAAGGACTAGCAGATTATCTAGAAAATCAAGCACTTGCAGGAAGATTACAAGGTAGAAGCAATGCAGAACTAGTTTCTGGTGCTCAAAATTATCTAACAGAACTTGATAAACTTGCAAGAGTAACAGGTAAAAGTCGTAAAGAATTAGCCGCAGAAATGAATAAAAATGCAGCAGAAGCAAACGTTGCTGCATTAAGAGCAAGATTAAGTGGACAAGGACTATTAAACTTTGATGCTAACCTAACACACTTAACTGAAATGCTTCCTGGAATGGGAGATGCATTTAAAGACTTGTCAGACGGTGTTGCACAAACGCCTATGGCAAAGGTACTAGCATCAACATTCCCTGCATTTAAAGAACTTGCTGAATTAAATGCTACTGGTGCAATAAGTCAAGAAGAATTCCAAAACAGACTTAGAGCAATGACTCCTCAGATGGTAGATTACATCAAGAGCATGGATCCTGCACAAGTTCAACAGTTAATGGGCCGTGAAGGTTTTGAAGGGTTGATGAATTCTGTAGGCGAGATGACAACATATACTCAACGTCAAACAGATGCAGCAGCCGCAGCAGCAGCACAACAAAGAAGATCAAAACTAACTGAATTTTTTGCAAACTTTGGACAAACAATTCAAGACATACGTTCTAAAATAGAACTTGCACTAATTCAAAGTGGAGTAATTGATACCTTAGGCAGTTTGTTAACAGGAACAAGTAGCGTTCTTTTAGAAGTAGCGTCAGCTATTACTGAACACTTTATTAATTTTGTACAATCTGGAGAGTTTGAAAAAACCATAAGAGGCTTAGGTACATGGATAACTGAAACAAGTGACAAACTTGTTAAATGGGTAGGCTATTTAAGATCAGACGAATTTAAACAAAAAGTAGACGCATTTATAGAATCAATTAAAAGTGCATGGACTAGTGTAAGCAACTTTGTTACAGAAGTTCAAAATGTTGGCTTTGCACAAGCAATAGCAAATGCACTAGGTGCAAAAGATGGCGAAACATTAGGCGATGTTGTTAAAAATAAAATTATGGAAGGCTTGTCCGGAATTGATTGGAGTGGAATTGCTCTAACAATTGGCGGAGGATTACTTGCATTATTTGCCGGAGCTAAAGTTATTGGCTTTATGAAAGACGGCATTGCTGGAATGTTTGGCGGACTCTTTGGCGGTGCAAGTAAAGCAGCCGGACGCGGCGGCCCTCCAGGATCAGGCGGTGGCGGTGGCGCCGCTAGAGCAGGTAAAGGCGTTGGTGATTTTGTAGGACAAGTTGGCGGCGGCGTTTTATCAGGTATAGCTGCTGGCTTAAAAGCATTTGCTAATCCACAAGTTGCAATCGGTGGTGCAGTATTAGCAGGTGTTATACTTGTTATTGGCGCAGCAGTTGCAGGTGCTACTTGGTTAGTAGGAAAATCACTTCCAACTTTTGCAGAAGGAATGCAATCCTTCGAAGACTTAGATGGTGCTAAACTAAGTGCAGCAGGTAAAGGTATGCTTGCAGTTGCAGGTGGTATGGCAGCATTTGGTGCAGGTAGTGCAGTAGCAGGTTTAGGTAATCTAGTAGGAAATATTGCAGACGGAATAGGATCGTTATTCGGTGCAGAAAAAGCAAATCCACTAGAACAACTGTTAGAATTCCAAAAGTATACAATCGATGAAGCAAAGGTAACAGGAAATGCCAATGCTCTTGTTGCATATTCAAAAGCAATGGCAGCATTTGGTGCTGGAGATGCAGCAAGCGGACTAGGCTCACTTGTAGGCGGCCTAGCAGACGGTATTACTTCGTTCTTTGGCGGAGAAACAGGAATACCATACGATGATATAATTGCATTCCAGCAGTATACATTTGATGCAGAAAAAGTAAGAGCAAATGCAGCAGCAATGGTTGCATTTAATAATGCACTAACATCAAGTTCGGCAGCAAATGCTACTAGCGGAGTAGGCAATGCAATTGGTGCAATAGGTAATGCTATTTCTAGTTTCTTTGGCGGCGAAACTCCGTTTGATCAAGTTAAGAATTTTGGTGCACTAGATATTAATGCAGAAGGTGTTGCAACAAATGCTACTGCAATGGTTAATATGGCAAATGCATTAAATGCATTTAACGGCGGTGAATCAGGTGAAATTGACATACCTCAGAAAACTGTTACTTCTTTAACTAGACTAGGAGAAATAGGCGGTGCTGCTGGTATTAATACACTTGCAACTAATTTACAAGCAGTTGCTGATGTAACAGGACTTAATACAAATATTACTTCGCTCAATTCTCTTGACGCAACAACAGTTTCAAGTTATAATAGTGCTATGGAAGATTTGGTTGACACACTAGAAAAGTTAAATGACGTACTTGCAGAAGACAATAAAGGCACATTTGGCGGCGGAACTGGAGTATCAGCTGGATCTATGATTTCAAACGGACAATTAAATGTTGCAGGCTCAGGATCCGGCTCTGGTAGTTCTGATCAGTTAAATCAGTTAAATACATTAATGCAAATGCTGATAGAAATAAATGAAAAGATTGAAGTTAATACAAAACAAACCAGTAGACGAATGAGCGGCGATTTACAAGTAGGATTTTAATAAATGAGTTGGAAAAAACACTTTACACCAGTAAAAACTGGAAATAACCCGGACGGGAGTTACAGTCCATTTACTCGTGCAGGTTCAGGAAACCAAGCAGGTCCGGCTCGTTCGAATTATTCATCATATCTTCCAGATGTATATGTAGGTAGTCCAAATCGTATTGAACGCTACGGACAATATAATACTATGGATATGGATTCAGAAGTTAATGCTGCACTTGATATTCTTGCTGAATTTACAACACAACAAAACAAACAAAATAAAACACCATTTTTAATTGACTTTAAAACTAAAGCAACAAACTCAGAAATTACAATTATTCAGCAATACTTGCAACAATGGTGTAAGTTACAAAATTTTGAAACACGCATGTTCCGTATATTGCGTAATACGTTTAAGTATGGCGATCAGTTTTTCATTAGAGATCCAGAAACAAAAAGACTATTTCACGTAGATCCTGGTAAAGTTACAAAAATCATTGTAAACGAAAGTGAAGGTAAAACACCTGAACAATACATGGTTAAAGACTTTAATTTAAATTTTAAAGAAATGGTTGCAACAACACCATACCAAACAAACGGAAATGTAACAGGCGGCGGTGACGGATATCTAACAGGCGGCGTTCGTGGAATGGTTGGAAACACAAATACCGCAGCAGGTGGTGGCAGATTCCAACAAGGCGAAAATGAAATCGCAGTTGATGCAGAACACGTTGTACATTTAAGTTTATCAGAAGGGTTAGATTTAAATTATCCATTTGGTAACAGTCTGTTAGAAACAGTATTCAAAGTATTCAAACAAAAAGAATTGCTTGAAGATGCGATTATTATCTATCGTGTTCAAAGAGCTCCAGAACGTAGAGTATTCTATGTTGATGTGGGTAACATGCCTTCACACCTTGCTATGCAATTTGTCGAACGTGTTAAAACAGAAATACATCAAAGACGTATCCCATCACAAACAGGCGGCGGTCAGAATGTTATAGACTCTGCATACAACCCTCTGTCAATCAACGAAGACTACTTCTTCCCTCAAACTGCTGAAGGGCGTGGATCTAAAGTTGAAACACTACCAGGCGGTACAAACTTAGGTGAAATTGATGATCTTAGATATTTTACTAATAAACTTGTTAGAGGTTTGCGTATCCCTTCAAGTTACCTTCCAACTGGGCCAGATGACGGACAAGCACAATATAGTGACGGAAGAGTAGGTACTGCATATATTCAAGAACTACGTTTTAATACATACTGTGAAAGACTACAAAATTTATTAATTGAAGAATTTAATCAAGAATTTAAACGCTATCTATTAGAAAAAGGAGTTAACATTGACACAGCAATGTTTGATGTTAGATTCCAACCACCACAAAACTTTGCAAGTTATAGACAAAGTGAAATTGATAATGCTCGTGTACCAACATATACACAAATGAGTGCTATACCTTATATTTCAAATCGCTTTGCAATGAAACGTTTCTTAGGCATGACAGACGAAGAAATTGCAGAAAACGAACGTTTATGGCGTGAAGAAAATGACGAAACACTACAACCTATGAATACTGATGCTGCTGGCGAAATGCGTGGCGCAGGAATTAGTTCAGCAGGTATAAGTGCAGACCTCGGCGGAATAGAAGATACATCTACCGAAGAACCAGCACCGGAAATGGGCGGCGATGAAATGGCACCAGCACCTGAAGCTGGCGCAACAGCACCAGCACCGGCAACTACTGATCAAACGATATAAATACTAACATGATACTACGTGAATTGTTTTACTACGATAAAGAAACCTTTGAAACTATCGAAGACGATCTATACGACGAGCGTGATGATCAGTCACCTCTAAAGTACGACGATACACGTAAAACACGTCTAACACTTCGTCAAATAAACAAAGTTCGCAAAGCGGCAGAGCTACATACTAAAGAGCAAGCAAAAGAGCTTGACTTTGTACGTCAAATGTACGGTATAGCATCTAACGCTGAAGCGGGTGGAGTTTAGTGCCAAAATTAGAGAAGTCCGGATACACCAAAGAACAATGGAAAAAAGTAAGAGACGCTAGACGTAAAACTAAGCGTGAACGTCTTATTGAAGAACATACTGTATCCTTAAACGAACTATTAAAAAGATCAAATAAAGGAAAAGTAGGCTTTGTGTTAGGTAATGGCACAAGTAGACAGTCTATTGACTTACCTCAATTATCAATGTGCGGCAAAATATATGCATGTAATGCTGTATATAGAACATTTACTCCTGATTATCTAGTAGCAGTTGATGTAAAAATGATTTTAGAAATTAATAGATCTGGATATCAACATAAGAATACAGTTTGGACTAATCCTAATAGATCTTTTGATGGTATTAGAAACTTAAATTTTTTTAATCCTGGAAAAGGATGGAGTAGTGGTCCTACTGCACTATGGCTTGCAGCACAACACGGATATCAACGGATATACATATTAGGATTTGATTATAAGGGGTTAAACGAAGGTAAAACCTTAAACAACATATATGCAAACACTATGAATTACAAAAAAGAGTCTGATAGTGCTACTTTTTTTGGTAATTGGCTTAGGCAAACTGTTTCAGTAATTAAAGAAAATCCACACATTGAGTTTGTAAGAGTAATACAGCCAGATAATTATTTGCCTCCAGAACTAAATAAATTAGACAACTTAAACAATATCTTAGTTGCAGATTTCAAAGAAATCTTCAATTTAAGGTAGTAAATTTCTAAAAGAGCGTAAAAAACGCCTATATCTACGTATATTTTCTCCATTATACTAAATAATAATGACAGCCTTACCATAGGTATAACTTTTATAGGAGAAAACAATGGCAGATCAAAATAAATTTGAAGAAATGCTTGAGCGCCTAATCAATGAAGATAAAGCAGGTGCTGAAGAGCTTTTCCACGAGATCGTAGTTGAAAAATCAAGAGATATCTACGAATCACTATTAGAAGATGATTTAGAAGAAGTAGCAGACGAAGAAGTTGAAGAATCAACAGACGAAGAAGTTGACGAAGCTACTGACGAAGAAGTTGAAGAGTCAGATGACGAAGAAGTTGACGAGTCAAGTGATGACAAAGAAGTTGACGAAAACTTTGACTTAGACGAATTTGAAGTTGAAGGCGACGATGATAT